GCTGACCTCGATGTAGCCAGGGAATGCCGACAGCTCGGTGGATTGTTGGATCGTTGCCATGTTATTCGGAAACAGCCTCGGCCGTCTTCTTGGTGTTCTTGGCGATGTCCCGGAGGTCCTGGGCCTGCGTCCTTACGTTGCCAAAGTAGCGGTCCATGTTCGACTGGAAAGCGGTGAAGCCACCAGTGCGGGCGAGTTGATCGCCGGTGGCTGAAGATACCATGATCGTTTTGAACTTCTCGCCTTCGGGTTCAATCTGGCTTTGGCGCCTTGCTTCAGCGCTTCGTTTTGCGGCTTCCTTCTTGGCTTCCTCGTCGATGTCTGTCTGCTCGTATGAAGTGACAAAAGCCTGTTTGGCCTGGGAAAACATGTGCCTGATGTTGTCCATTGCCTTCAGCTCTTTGCCTCCTTCTGGAGTTGCAGAAGCTAGGAAAAAGGCCTGAACAGCAGAAGTGACGTGCTCAATTCCATTCAGCATCGGCTGAACGATGCCTCCAATTATAGTTCCGATTCCTGCAGTGGTTTTTGCCTTTAGGATGTCCATTCTGTCGTTTGCGTCGTCCATTGCTGTGATGACCTCATTCGACATGATGACGCCAAGGCTCCGGGCTTGGTTTGCTGCTTCGGCCAGTCCTGTCGCCATGGCTGGAATTAATGCGCCTGCGCTTTTGCCTGCCAGCTCCCGGAATGGAGCGATTAAGTTTTGAGGGTTGGCGTCTCCTTCAAATGCTCGGCCAATCTTCAGGAAGATGTCCTCAATCTTAGCCGTCTTGATCTCTTGCGCGGTGATTCCGAATCTGGCGAATGCATCGAGAAGGCCTTGATCTCCACCAAGCGCTTTTCCTCGGGCAATCGTGACCTTTTCAAGAGCCGCGGCAACCTCCTCAAGGCTGGCCCCTCCAAGATCCGCGGCGAACTTCATTTCCTGAAGGAACTCGGCGGAGACTCCTAATTGGTTGGAAAGATCCTGCAGCTTTCCGGCTGTCTCTATTGCCTGGATTCCGAACTGAGCCAATTTATCGACCGCAAAAATACCAGCCAGAGTGCCTGAGATTTCGCGCCCGACACCTTTAGCCATCGACTGGGACCTCTTTAGGCCTGACTCAAAGCCGGTGCCATCGAGGCCGAGTTTTGCGAGTAGAGAGAAGATGGCCATGGTGTCAGTTCTTGATTGCTTCCTGCTGCTTCATCCAGCGCCACAGGGCCTCGTCCTTCGGGCTCCACAGCTCGACGTCACCATGGGTCTCGGCGCGCGCCAGGACAAGGCGCTCGGCGTCACCGATAGGCATGGCCAGTACGGTGTCCTCCTTGAGGCCGATCTCGAGGCAGCAGGCTAACATCCGCTCGGGCCATGGCATCGAGAGCTGCCTAGAGCTGCCTTGCTTCATGAGGATTTCCGGGGCCGTCGATTGCCCGGCCATCCATTCGTTCCACTTGTCGAGCTCGGCATCGAATGACAGGCGCTTTACCTTCCATGCCCAGGCCTTCAGGACCAGATTTCGGAGGGGCGAATAGATCGCCGCAAGCGACTCGTGGACGGGCTGTGAACAGATGAGCACCGCGGTCATGAGATCCGCACGGCCGACAGGGCCACCGACAACCAGCGGCGATCCGATGCGATGGAGCACCAGAGAGTGCCCCACCGAATAAGGCAGCAGCCGGAGCCCCATCACCACCGGGCAGGGCTTGGCTGTCGCTGTCAGGATGTCGGCCAGTTGGCTCACAGGGCGGTAGCGGCGCCGGTGACGGTGATGTTGGTGTACCGCTTCAAAGTGATCGTGCCGGTAGCCTTGCCGGTGGCCGTGGTCTTGATGGAACCACCGCCAGCGTAGATCCAGCGGTTGCCGGTGACGGCGTTGATGGCGTCAATGTAGCCGCCCATCTCGATCACCGGGGCGCCGCTGATGATGCAGGTGCCATTCACATCAGGCAGGGCCGCCGACAGCTTGGCGTTGGCCACGCTGGTCGTGTTGGCCGGGATGAAGTTCACGGTCAGCGTCAAACGGTTGTTGTAGCCGATGTGGCCGACCACCTCGCCGGAGCTGTTCCGCACCTCTTCGGTATCGGCCTCGTGAGTGATGTCGTAAGACTCCATATCAGGCGAGACGTACCCGGTGACAACGAGGCCGCCCGCGGCGTCGTAAAGTTCGAGGGTCGCCGGTGATCCGAAAATGTATTTGCTGCCTTGAGTGTTAGCCATGTGTGGGTTGGGTTAGAGGGTTGCCGAACAGTAAAGTGTGAAGGTCCTGGTAAACGTCCTGGACCGATTAGAGATTGAGGCTGCCCCAAAGTCTAGGGGGGCGGCGAACTGGGCTGTAAACGGGCCGCTGGCGTCGTTTGTTGGCGCGTCCAAGGCGGAGGCCCCGGAGTCGTCAAAGAGCGGCAGGATCCGATTGTCGAGCACCTGCACGGTGGTCAGGACGGCAGCCTCGTCGGTGTCGTCGGCCGATAGCTGCAGTTCGACAGAAACCTCGACCTCGTTGGTCAGGTCCACCCGTTGAACAGGCCGGGCCGAGTTGGACGAGACTACCAGCCTCGGGAAGTTGGGCATGACATCCTCGAGGTCCGGGTCGTCGTAGAGGCCGCGGCTGTAGGACGTTAGGCAGGTCGGAGTGCCGGAGCCGGAGCCCGACCAGTCGGCGGCAGCCAGGTAGTCTGCCACGGCCTTCTCTGCTCTAAGTGCGACGGCGTTCATTTGATGGCGATCCCGTTGTCCTCCAGCACCTTGCCGTTGGCAAGCATGGCCTCGGTCATGTGGTTGGTCAGCTCGACCAGCTCGTCGTCCATGGCCTTCTGCATTGCGGTATTGTAGATGGCGGAGACTCGGTTGTATTGGTTATCTGCCACACCGGCAGTCATGACCACCGAGGCCGTCGGGTTGAAGCCCGGGACTGCCTGGATGCCTCGAGCCTTGGTGCCCTTGTGCACGGCCACGTTCTCCTCGGGCAGGCCATACTGGTTGGCCAAGGCTACCAGGGCGGCATTCGTTTTCTTTGGCGCCTTGTAGCCTGCAGGCTTCGACAGTGGCTTCCACTTCGGGCTTTGAAACTGGGTGAAGCCCCGATTGTAAATCCGGATCACTTTCACCACACCGGAGCGCAGGTAACCCACCGAGCCGATGGCTTTCCGCATCAGGGCCGAGGCTGCTGCCTTCATCTCCTCGCCGTAGAGACCGCGGCGGCCTGCCTTGGCCTCGCGCGCCTGGCCGATCAGGTGCACCCGGCGAAGCAGTCGGGACTTGCCGATGCGCTTTCCGGTTTTCTTACTCTTCCGGTTCACGTCACCGAGGGGCTTGCCTAGATAGTCGGCAATGCGGCGCCGTTCTTGCCCCGGGCTCTTAGGCGGCACCAGGACGAACAGCCGGACCATCAGGAAGAAAAACCGGGCGTTGATGGCCTTGTGAAGGTCTCGGCTGGTTGAAAGCAGATAGGCCTTCATTGCCGCATCGAAGCGGCTCGAATCCACCGTCATGTTTACGACAGGCCTCACCGGGTTTTCGCTCCTAGTTCGAGGCTGTAGTAGGCGCCCGAGGCATCGACCCGGCAGGACAGGATCCGCAGGGTCCGGCCCTGGTAGACCAGCGTGCGGCCGACCACGGGACGGGGCTTGCAAAAGGTTAGGGCGATGCGGTCGGTGTTCTCCTGGAGCAGATAGTAGCCGTCCTCCTTCAGCAGCCGGGAGAACTCGGTGCCTTGGTCCAGCGTGTAAAGCGTGGTGTCCATCGTGACCAGGGTGCTGTCCCAGGTCTTCCAGTCGCTGAACTTGACCAGGATCCGGGATGCCACGTTGTCCTGGAAGCCACCGGCCACCGGGGTGTTTGCGTCGGTAACGGCTGCCGGGATGCATCGGATCGAGCTGCCTTCCCAGATGAACATGGGCGCCCCCAGCATCTGCTGGAGCACCGTCATGCCCTGCTGGAGACTGGAGCCGATGATGGTCATTTACGCGGTGAAGTAGGTGCCGGAGATGAGGATCCGGCTGGTTGCCTGAATCTGGCTGGCCATGCTGGTGATGTCGCCGGTCTCGTAATGGTACAAAGCGGCGTAGGACGTACCGCCGACGGCCTTGCCGATCACCGCGGTCTTGGCCTGGGCGCTGGCGTTGTCCAGCCAGATAGCCAGGGCGGCATCGTAGGAGACAGGATTGGGCAGACTGATGCGGAGGTCTCCGGTAGCGGAGCCGCTCACCGAGTTCACGGTGATGTCGGCCGTGAAGGTGGCAACGAATCCGATGGAGGTATGCCGCGCGGTGTTGACCGTGTAGCTGTAGGTCCGGCCACCGCCCGAGTCGGTCAGCGTAGGCACCCAGGTCGACGGCGCCGTCATTGGCAGCGCAGCGTAGATCTCGTCGAAGTTGTCGTTGATCTTCTGACCGGCGCCACGGAGCGTGTCCCCGGTGTTGTCGTTGGCGATGGTGCCGATGTTTATGATTTGCTGGGCCATGGTTATTCCTTCGGGAGTGCGTACCAGCCCTCCGGGATGGTCACGCGGTTACGGCTTTTAACAATTTTGCCCTCTGAGTCCTTTGCCCAGACGTGAGCCTTCACGCTCTCAGCCAGCCTTACCGGCTGCCCCGGAGGCACCATGACAACCCGGGTCGGTGTGCAGGCCAGAGGCAGCCACACGAGCGGTAAGGTCGTCGCGAAGGCGATTGTCTTTCTGGCCGTCTTCAAGCGTTTGATCCTTCTGGTCGATCAGCTTGTCCAATGCCGCCTTCATGAGGCCCTGTGAGACGCTGGCTAGTGGGTCCATGTTTGATGAGTTTGGCGTGGAAGATAGAGGCCCAGACAAAGATGCCGGCCAGACCGCAGTTCATGAGGATTTCCGTGGATGTCGGGGTCGATAGCGTCAGGCAGTTGCCCAGAGAGCCTGCCGCGGTTCCAGCCAGCGACAGGCGCAGCGCGAAGTTGCCGGTGATGTGGAAGCGTTCGACCAGGCCGCCCGAACGGTACAGCAGCACCATAAACATGGAGACGCCACCGGCGAGGATGCCGTTGGCGATCACGTTGATGATGGTTGCTGCCTTCACTTCCGTTTGAATCGGTCGATCACGAACTCGACGCCGTGGAGCCCCAAGAAACCCATGATGAACGCCGCAGCGTATTGGGTGTTGCTGTTCTTCATGCTGAAGAAGTCGACCACCACCGGGGTGAGGTAGTTGGCCGAGAGAGTGCCGGCCAGAAGCGAGGTCAATGTGGTGAACCAGTCCTTGTGCCCGTCCTTCTTGACGGTCACGAGCGAACCAGCGAACCCAGCTACGAGAAGACCAATGTTTATCCCGAGATCTCGTAGCTGATCCTTCACTTCTGGTCCTCCTTGCTCGCGTCCTGAGCCTTCAACGCCGTGAACATGGCACCAGCACCAGCCGTGATGGCGGCGATGGCGTTGGCGATGTCACCGGCGATGATCTGCTTGATGCCGACCGAGAGAGCGGCGAGCAGGACGGCAACGCCACCGGCTGTGGTCTTCCAGTTTTTCATTCGGGCTTAGGTTGAGCGGCTTTGTACGCCTCCACGACAGCCGTAGTCCACAGCGCATTGGCAATCTTCACCACCTCAGGCGGCTGTCCCTCCAGCGAGTCGCCGGGGTAGAGCGTGTACTGCGCGGTGATTTCTTGGCCCACGATGGACCCGTTGTTGTCGTAATCGACGCCGGTCGTCACGAACAGCGAGTTGTCGGTGTTGACCTGAACGGTCGTGATGGGAACAGGTGCGATCATTGGGTGATGGGGCTGGAGTTGGCGATGCTGGCCTGATAAGCGGCGATGGCCTCAGGAGTCCAGATGGCGTTGGCAATCGCTACCACCTGCTCAGGCTGACCCGTAAGGTCGGAGCCGGGAGGCAAAACATAGCGGCGGAAGGTCGAAGCCTTCACGGCCTCGCCGTCAACGATCTGATCCGCCATGCGGACCTGAATCGTTCGATTGGGAAGAACCTCGCAGAGCGAGAAGATAGAGCGTTCGGTAAGCATGGGATTAGACAGCGAAAGTTCCAGCGAAGATGATGATTGTGCTATTGCCAAAATCTGAATCTGTTGATTGAACCGTGGTTGTTCCACTCGCGTATCTTGGAAAAAGAACAGTTCCATCAATGGTTAACATCAACTGCTTATCGCTTGGAGCAGTTAGATTTTGATATCCAACAGATGCTGCTCCAGTATTTCCAATAAATGGCAAACCAGTTATCAACGCATCACCGGTTGATGATCCTTTGCTTGAAAGATCAATTCTTCCGCTGAAATGCACTATTCTTCCGACTTTTGTATAAATGCCGATTCGATTTACATACACAACACCAACACTAGCACCTCCGAAAGTAAGTGTCGGCGTAAACGTCCCCTCCTCGTAATCATCCAGCGTATTAGCATCGGACGAAGCAACTTGGGTGGCGGGGAAGGTGATGCCAGACTTTAGCTGCAAGCAACCGCCAGTACCGGCGGGCGTAACCCCGATGCCGACGTTTCCGGTAGCGTCTAAAATTAGATCAGTAGTTCCAATCTGAAACGGATGAGATGGAGAAGCCTGTTTGATGCCCACCCGATTGTTCGCGCTGTCCACCTTCAGCGTCGAGGTGTCCACCGTCAGGTCGCCGCTGATGGTGGCGGAGGCGAGCGTGGCGGTGCCGGATGCGCCGAGGAGCTGGTTGATCGTCGCCTTCTTCGTCGTTCCGCTTGCGGCCATCGACGTGTCGGAGACGTCAACGATCACCAACGGATCGGCCGCCGGATCGACTGTGGAGATGGCCGTTAGGGCCGTAATTTTGGAGTCTGCCATAGGTCAGTAAACGGTGAGGATGAACTTGTCGGAGTTTTCGGTCAGTAAAAGGTCGGTGCCGTCTTCCAAAGCGATTCGGTCGTAGGTGCCGAAGGAAAACACGATCTTGCCCGCGGCGTCTTCCTGCAGGACAAAGAACTCGTCCTCCTGCAGCATATCCCTCCGCAGAATCGGCATGTCGTACCCGCCGGCCTCTCCGGTCGGCGGTCGATTGGTGCCAATGCCGATGCCGATTCTCATGATCAGGCCGAGCGAGCGAGGAAGGCGACGGCCTTACCGGATGCAAGCTGGAAGGCGGTGATGTCGCCGACAAGCGGGAAGCCGGCCGGCAGGGTTATGCCGGTCCATGTCCCAGAGATCCCGGTGCCGGTGATCGAGGTGAATACGGTCGGCTCGGTCGGAATCACGGCCGAAAAGTTGCCGGTCTGGGCAGCCGTGGTGGTCACCGGGAAGAATCCCTGGCGCCCCATGCTGTATTCCATCGAGATGTCTGCTTGGACGGCCATTTTGTTTTTTCAGTAGAGGGGGCCCCGGCCGGATTGCCGAGGCCCCCAGGTTGGTTTTCTATCCTTTGCGAATCTTCGGTGCAACGCTGCCCTGTATCCACAGGATCAGCTTCGAGCCCTCTGCAATCTTCGCGGTGTTGAAGTCGGCACGTTGGGCGGCTGCGTCGACTTCGGGACCGGCGACAATTTTGGATTTGCCTGCCTTGTCCACCGAGATGGTTGTGGCGATTCTCATTGGTCAGCCTTAGGCGGTGACGAGAACCTCGGCCTGCGTGGTGTCCGCGGCAGCGGCGCCGAACATGATGTCGTAGGACGCCATGTGGCTGCGGCTCGCGCGGCTGTACCAGACCGACAACAGGCAGCTCAGGCCGTTGTTGGTGGTCACCGTGCGCTGCTCGATGAACTCACCGGCGATCATGCCGACCGGGAGGCCCGCGGCGATGGCGATGGCAT